GGAATCACCTACCACATGGACTTGGACGACGTAAGATTTGCGGTTTAAACTCATTTGAGTAAATTATTCTACACTGACATGTATGTCGGATCCAGAAGTAGAAAATACGGAGATCATCCCGGAAATAAATCAAAGCCTATGAATGCTACAGCATCAACTTATCTAGAAAAAGCTATACAAAAGTTTAAATCACTAGGTATTACTATCAATTAAGAGAAGATGAAGAAAAACATCGTATCAAAATTAAAAGGCAAAAAGATAATGAGAGCTAAGTCTTAATTACAAAATATCTGTAGAAACGTAACTAAGCAGGGTACTGACGCTAAAGTCATCTTGAAAACATTTTAATAATCGTAAATGACATACGAACCAATATATTAAAAATAATACTAACCATTCGAAAGAAAGACTAAAACTTCAAGATAACATAGAAAATCAACAGCGCATTTAAAATCAATATCCTAGAGATCAAAATTTCATCAATTATTCCAATTTGCTGATGAAATAGATCTTGACCTAATGGACCCAACAGTTGAAAATTTTTAAACTCAGTGGAATAGAAAAACATAATAATAAGGACTGTACAGAATGCATGTCCCAGCAGCTAGATTTATAAAAGACTGTTTAATACCAGGACTGTCACCAGTCACTTTAAATTACAGCGCCTAAAAATTAGATCATAATTTATACCACAACTTACTCGCTCAATGTACGTGTAATAAACCAGTGATGAATGATTATGTTAGAACCGGAATTTAGTTCGAAGATAAAAAGGGGTTATTTAGAAATGTAGCTCATGAAGGATGTATAATTAATTAATATTATTCGATATTAGGTAGACATGGTGGAGGAAGACTTCATCCTGACCTTGATATGCTTATAGATTACGAGATGTATATCAATTAACACTTTTTACCTGAATTAATTGACGGAATCAATCATCATATTGATCTAGATTGGAATGTCTCTTTAGAAAATTACTTATCATCATTTGACGAAAAGAAAAGAGAGAAATATTTATTAGGTTTATAAAAAGCAAAGGATACTTTAAAAGTACCAAGAATATTAGAAGTATTAGTCAAGAATGGAGAAATAGCAGCTGTATCATCAGCATCTGACATCGATTAAAGACCTAGAAACTTATTTAATCCCTCAACCGAATTAAAGGTATTGGGAGGATTCTTTAATTACATAGTAATTAGAGCAACAAAGAAAGTATTACCAGGTTTTGTACATGGATTAAATACTGGAGATTTGCAAAAGAAACTTCACACTTCAATGGGTAAGTTTAAAGATCCAGTTTTGGTATCGTGGGACGGTTCATCACATGATAGGAACTAACACGAAGAATTAATCTAAAAAGTAGATGTTAAAGTAATAAAAGG